GAGCCAGAGCTTCCACTGTGCAATGCATCTGTAGTGTCTTCCTTAATCTGATATTGTGCCCTAGCGTCTGACTCAAAACCTGTTATAATAAAATTATCATTACCCTCGCTTTGAACAGTGTGTATGATTTCATCAGTTGACCAATTGTCAATGGACCTGTGTATGTGCAAAATCCCACTCCATCCATTAGACGTGGTAAACTTCCAATCTCCTAGCACGGGAATTTGATTACTATTATCATTTCCGGCTCCCGCAGAAGTGCCATGTAAATCTAATGACGCTTTTTGGGCCTCACGTTTTTCTCGTATTTCCCAATAACTGCCTACATGCCCTGACTCAAACAAGTTTGCTGAAGCCGTAACCGTAGCTCCGGTTCCATGATATGAGTTAACTGCAAGCGTAGTTGTGCTAGTGTTTTGCTCAATAACCGGAGGCAGGGTAAAGTCAATTTCCTCTATACGCCAATCGGTTGCCCCGTAGCGAGATAGAGTTAGCGGCTGGTAGTTTTCATTTACTAAATAGACCACATCGTTTACCTGTGCCCTCATCGGGTAGTCTAGGTAGGAAGTAAACTGGCTCATTGGCAACGGGATTTCGTAGATAAACGTACCCGTTGTTTCTGTTTCTGTCAAAGCATGCCAGTTGCTTGGCGTAAACGTGCCAGCGGATGTTCCACCACCCAAGGTATCAAATGCGTACACAACGCCACCATTGCTAACTAACTCGCCGTATCTGTATGAGGTGGTTGCCGCCCAAGCCGACACATCTCCTATGTCAACCGTAACTTGGGTATTCCCAATAGTGCCTTGAGAGCTATCAAAGAAACGCATGTACGTTCCATCAGTCTCAATAATATAATTTACCGATTGGCTAAACTTAAATGGCAACAATATGCTGCTGCTAGTCTTAGCCTCAGTCGCATACTCAAAACCCCACATGCGTTCAGCTGGACCATACTTAAGCGGGATAAAGCCCGTGCAGGTTTTAAGAGCTGAGTCGTAGTCTTCTAAGTCTGTACGCCCATGCAACAGGGGCGACCACAGTCCAGCATTAAATCGATTTATTCTGGTCCACAAACTCATGATGCTCCTTCGCCGCCGTGGTGGAGAGAGTCCCAAGCAGAAGAAGCGTACATGTTGTCAACCGGCCTGCGACGTTGCAGACTATCTGTAAATTTAGCTTCCTCTACTTTTTGGTCATACAACGAAAACAATCCTTGGGTTAAACCTTTGTCATCAGCAACAGCCATTGAGCAAGACGCTGCCAAGTGAAGTGCCATAGACTCTACAAGTAACGCATCAAACAAAGAAGTGTCTTCTTCGTCTCTAATGTAAGTAATTTTTAAAGGAGCAGCTAAGTCAGTGTGTATATACTGCCCCTTGAGTTCGTACTCCTTAAAATGTAAATCGTCTAGGTCCGTATCGGCTATATTAACAAGCCTTAAGGACTCTTGAGGAACTAAATATCTTTTGCTCCATGTATGGACCGGAGCAGTTGCATCTTCGGAAAGGCTAGTGTCTTTCTTAGCACATCCCCAGGTGTGCGACCTTAGCACTTCTTTCCTGCTAAAGTCATACCGAAAGCTAAGAAGCTCGGCTGTTGGACTAGTGTCGGTAAAAGGGTCGGTGTACCTTCTTTCCCCTAAATGGGTTGCCGCTAAATTTACTATATCGGTTTTTGTTACTGCCATGCTTCTTGTGTGTTAAACCCCTAAGCCCACCCCCCGAAAGGGGTGAGCCAAGGAGACTAGGAAGAACCTAGAATTTAAAGAGCCTATGGACTCTGGTCGCAGAGTACCTCTACTACGCCTTCTTCTTGAACGCGAGTAGCACCAATGTCTTGCTCTGCCCAAACTTGCCAAGAGTAGTTCTTGGTTGGGAGCTGCTCGACTTTAGCATTAAAGCCAGAGGTGATACCGGCAACGACTCCGCTGCGAGTGTAAGCAAACGAGCTTGCAATGTCGCTTCCGTCAACGGCAACTAGCTGAGTTGGGCAGAACTCGAATCCCATGAAGTAATTAACTTCACCGTTTACGAGAGCCTTAACAGCAGCAAAGTCGGAATCGCTGACTTGGTTTACATTGTTTAGCAAGTCGTCCAACTGCTCTTGGCGGTGGACGTAGTATTTTTGCTCACCCATTGGAGTCTCATTCTTACCAAGGATAGACTTGGCTTCGATGAGCTTAGCAAGGGTCAACCCTTCGCTGGAACCGCCTAGGTCAACAGCAACTTTCTGCGAAGCAGGAAGAGAAACTGAAGACTCGGAAGTAGATCCAGAGAGCTTAGCCGTAGCAGCGTCCAAAGCAGCCGCGATAACCGTGGAGTCGTAAGAGCGGCCAAAGAAGGCAGACGCTATTTCGACGTATGGTCCGAGGAAGTCGGCAACGCTACGATTGCGGTCAGGCATGTCGATAAGATCTGCCCAACGAGTTGGAGTTGCAGTAAGCTTGCGAGTTTCGTGTACCGTATCAATATACGCAGTGTCTGCGGCACGAGTGTAAGAGGTTCCACTTGAAATTGCTCCAACCTGGGGCAAAAACAAAGCTTCTCCACCAACCATGCTACGCTCAGCGAGCTTGCCCTTGAGACGAGAAGCTCCCTGCTGATATTGAATATGTACGTCCGAAGCAAACTTCTGCGAGAATGCATTAGGATATTGTGAGGACATATTGTAATATAATTAGTTGTTATAGTTCAGGTTTATTTCCTGTTCCCAGTCAACACTGGCAGGGGCTTCCGACACAGGGCATAAGGCTTGTCTGATTGGAATGCTGCATATTATACACTATTTTATTTAAAATGTCAAGTAAAATTTTAAATAATTATCCAAGCTGTAGTGCTGCCTTCTCTTCAAAAAGCTTTAAAACCTTTTGGTGAGCGGCACGATCTCCATCTCGGTACGCAGTGTAGTAAGGATTTGAAGGGTTGTTTTGAATGTCGTGAATCTGCTCGTCAATACTTTGAGATGACGTTATACTAGTATTCTCAACACCCCTAATCTTAGACCCCATCAGCGTATCGTACTGAGACGCCAAACGAGAGGCAAACCCAGGCATGGTCCAAAAGTCGGCAACGTCTAGTCCTAGGTGCTTAGCAACTACCTGAGCTTTGTCTAAGGCTTGCTGATAGTTTTCACCGCCTCGTGGGCCAAAATCTGCCTCCAGTGATTGAACCGCCTGCTCTACGCTTTGAGTAGACTGCTCTTGCTGATTGCTGGCATTTTCTTCAAGAGCTTTAGCAATTTGCCCATAAAGTTTAGATGCTTGACGTTGCGAAAGCCCAGCATCATAAAATATAGCATCAGTTGCAGCTTTATCTTCTGGGTCTATCCCCGCTGGAGCCTGATAGCCTTCAGGAGACTCTGGTCTTCCCATAGCTTTATAAGCCTGATCCCACACCTCATCGCCATCATTGTCTGTTGGAATGGGCATCTTTTCCTTAGAAAGCATACGCTCCAGGTTAAGGTAGGACTTGGCTAAGCTACTAACTGAGTTGAACTTGTCCCCAAGGGCTTTATACTTATCGACATTTTCGCCCTCTTCCAAAGGCAATCTGTCAAATATGTTTTCCTTAAATGACAAATCATCGCCAACAAACTCCTTTAAGTTTGCTGTAGCAACCGGTTCTGCAGGGGCGGCGGGTGCCGCCTCAACTTGCTCAGTTGCTGGTGCTTCTGTTGGCTCTGCTGCAAGTGGATTGGTTGTTTCTTCGCTCACAATACACCTCCACCGTTTTTATAGCCAATGTCGTACTCGTCCCTGACCATACCTTTATACCCATGCTCATCGGCGTTATACCCTAGCCGAGATCGAGCGTCTTCAAACCCTTGTCTTTGTGAGGCGACACATTGCTTAGTAAGCGACGGACCGCTTCGCCGTTCCCGATCATCAAGAATAGTATATCTATTTTTATATCTAGCCTTGTAATCTTCAGGGTAGTTTTTATTTAGCCATGTCACAAAATTAGGGTCCTTATCTCCATAAAGACTATTAAGTCCTGGAGCATCGGGATAAGCCTCATCAATAGGCATGGCTAATCTTTCTTTAAGCGTCGGACCCTCGGGTTTAGACGCAGTTTTAGTGGCTACCTTTTTGGTAACCTTTTTTACTGTTTTCTTTGTAGGCATTATACTTCGTTGATTATCCGAAATGGACCATCCACTTCAGGTCTTTGAAAGTTTTCAAGCCCCCGCATGTACTCAATGTAATTAACTATACGGCTTAGAAGATGATAGCTCCTAAGCTCGTCATTGGTTACATTTGGGTCTACGCCAAACTGATTCATCCGACAAACATCTTTAAGATGGTTCAGAACAGTTTCGCCATAATCGTTATTAAAACATTCTTGATATGCTTTAACTAAGTCCTTTTCTCCTTTTTCCATAAATTAAAGACCAGCACCGCTCATTTGGGAAACGGCCTGCCCAGCCATTTGCAATTGCTGCAACTGCTGAGTAAGCATTGCGATTTGCTCATCGCGTTGCTTAAGCTGATCTATCGTAGCATCATCATTAACAATTTCGGCAGGCACCGTAGAGTTAACGGCAATTTCCTTCAAGCCACGCTCCCAGTCAAGGGACCTTGCTCCGGCACCAGGCACAAACGCTTCTACAACCTGTGCAGCTTGAGCCACCCTAACCAAGCCTTGTGTGCGTTGTGCTTTAACTGCTAGAGCAATTCGGCTATTGTATACTACGCTAAAATTGCTAATGTCTTCAAGTCCCGCTTCCTCAAGTATGTCATCAAAGTCTCCGACTAGAGACATTTGGATAAACACGTTTTCAATAACTTGATTCAGACACTCGTCTACGATGTTTTGGAATATGGGAGTAAAAAGTTTAAGCTGTTCTTCTGCCTGCATCTGAACCTCAAATGCTGTCTTCTCAGTAGTGGCAACGTCTTGCTGAGTAAAGAACTTAAACATTTCATTGAAAAACGCAGAGCGAATCTGGCCCTCAAGCCTACGGATAAACCAGTCAACACTTTGAATGTTAAATGGAACAATGTATGGTTGAGGTACTCCGTTTGGCGTATGTGGGTCAAACATGATTTCCCCACCGGCACGGTCGTCTTTGCGATAAGAGCTATCCTTGGGCACCAGCATTGGAGGACGCACACCCTTTTCCACTGCCACACTAATGTCGCGTATAGCACGATTTAGAACTCGGACAGTTGGGTATGCTTGCGTTCCAGGAGAACGTCCAAAGCCTGCATCGTGCCTGCTTTTAAGTATGCGAGTTACAATGTAAGGCTGGTAGTACAGGCCATCATTGTCTAGGATAACGCTGCTGCTTTCCTTGCAAACATACACCGACTCAAACGGACGGTTTTCCGGTGCAGCCGGTATGTTGCCTTCAGAGCCTAGGCGTGGCTTTACCATGTGGATAATGGTAAACTTTTTATTGCGAGAAGAAGGATGGTCGGACTTCATTGCGTCCATAATAACTTCTGGAAGCTCTGCCTTGCCATCTTCTATGTCGTCTTTGAAGTAGGCATAGATTTGCTCAGCCGTCTTGCCGTCCCACTCGTGAAATACTGTAGTAGCATACCCGTCTTCATCCTCGCGGAATCTAAACTTGCCAAATGGAATTTCTACAAAGTTAAATGCACGTTTCTTAGATGGCATCATAGCCAAGCAAAACGTACCAAACATGCCGCCACTATGCACTGCCTCGTGAAATGCACGGTAAAAATTAGACTGACCAATGCGAGTGCGAATGCGATCTGACGCACCATTGTAGAATCGACGCTCGCTTTCTATAACTTCTGGGTCAAAACTTTGTGACTCAAGTTCTAGCCAACGCTCGTTTTGCGGAGTTAGATCCGACACAATGCCAGCACTAAACACCTCCAAGGCATCACGAAACGTGGTGTCAAATATGCGAGTGCTGTCAATCTGACCTGCGGTACGACCACCGATCTGTCCAGACTTACGCTCCTCTCCATAAATTGCTATGTTGTTTGCGTAAGACTTCCACTGTTCCATTTCTGGAAAGTCGTTGAAGTCAGCAAGGATGGCTCTCGCCCTTGATGAATCTTCTTGAGGCATTATCCTAATTTATTTTTTCTTTCTCGCCCAGCAATAATTGTACTAAGCAAGTCCATTTGGCGACGGTCTTCCGGCATTTGAGGTTGCGTTTCAACAGTTTGTACCATAGGCGGTTTACTAATTTGAGTCGGAACAGGTGGTGGTTTTGGTGCTGCTGCTTTTGCTATTTCAGAAACTCCTTTAGTTACGGCAGCAACCTGAACGGCCTGTGTAAGCATTTTTGATTTACTAGCACCTTTAGCGACGGCAGTAGCTGTTTTTACAGCTTTTGAAGTTTTAGCTCCTTGAAAAATAGCAGTAGCCGCCTGTTGTATCATGGGTAAACACATAATAATAAAACTTGCCGAACATTATACACTATTGAACATCAATTGTCAAGTAAAAAATAAAAAAACTACTCTTCAGAAATGTCTATAACTTTTTCGGCTTGCTTAATATCTTTGTTCTTTTCCCGTAGCTGTTTCATAAGTTCACCAATAAGGGCATTGCCTTGCTGCAATTTTGCATCCCCTTGCTCGTCAGACCTTGTATGCCCCTGCATTTCATTGTCCATACGCACTAGCTTAATGTAGTTTTCTTTATCCCTAATCCGGTAAGCCTCGTCAATTAGCACTCGATTCTGGATAAGTTTTTCATCTTTAGTCATGGGATCGCTGGAAGTCTCAATCTGCTCAAGCCTATCCTTCTCACGAATAAACTCGGCATGCTTCATCCAGTCCCAGGCTTTCTGCTGGGCATAGCTAAGGCTAACTCCAAACACCGCAGAAGCTATCTTTGGTATGGTTTGCGATGCGTCTTTCTTGTGAATGCGAAGAGCGTACTCCGCATACTTGTCATCCGTAAATCTATTGTGTTTCCCCATCGTTTTGAAATTCTTTATGCCAAAGAACTGATTGATACGGAGTATACCCAAATTTAGGCATAAATCTAAATATAGGGCTATCCTCATTGCAACAAACAAGTGCGTCGCAAAACCCAACTTCTTTACTTATTTTTTCACCTTGTCTAAAAACCCTCATTAACGAAATTGGATTTTTGATTTCCTTGTCCATAAACATAGTTACTAAAGGGACTCCGCCAATAGATATGCTTCCTTTTATTTCGCCATCTATTTCTATAATGTTAGTCGGACGCCACAAGCCATGTCCATTTTTTTTGGCTAAGTCTACTAGTTCTTCTATGTCTTCTTCTTGTATGTCTCTTATATTTGTCATAATTAAAAACCATTAACCGGTTCCTCAACATATACCGGACCCTTGCGTTTGTCTTGAGAGTACCCGACCGTTGTGCTTAGCAAACCATGCTCGATGCCTTCCGCTACATATCTAGCAGCGTCAGCGGCGTGAGAAGTAAAATCGTGGACAGGCACAGTACCCAGTATTCCGGCAGCGTCATTCTTCTTAGCCCTGTACTGTTGCAGCATCTTAAGACCATCTTCCATGTTGGGGCGATAGAAGTAGGACTTGTGCAGCAGACTTCTTAAATTGTTAATGCCACGCCACACGTCTCTAGTCTTGGGGCACACCTTGATGTTGTTGCCGCCACAATCACGCAGTTCCATGACATAGTTTTTAGTTCCGGTTTTGTCCATGTACGCAGCGTCATGCGGTAAGATGTGGCCGTACACCTCGTAGCCCGACATGGCAAGCTCAGACACATACTCCCGAGTTTGCTTTTGACTGCCCTGGGTAAACCATAGCCACTTAAGCGTAACCCCATCCCATTGCACCAACCATATAGCCGTGTAGTCACGGAAACCCAAATCCCATACCGCCCATATTGGTACTTCCTTGCTGGCTGGCAAATCGTTCCGGTAGTGACCCTTTCTTCTAACAACCTCCAGTATGTCAGCGTATATGGCACCATCGACAGGAGCAGCCATTGCTTCTTCTGGCGTAGACGGAAACTCCCGTCCCATAAATAGGCCAAGAAGGTCGCTTTGCTTTTGCCACCATATCTTCTGCGACACGGTAAACTTCCGGTTTACACGTTCCTCTAATTCCGCAAAGTAATCTATTGTGCTTTGCGTAAGCAACGACTCGTCGCCCACCATCTTGTAGCTAGCGTCATCGTACCAAGGATAGAACAGGAACTTAAAGTCCATGTCGGTCCTATGCTCATCTGTAGTGTTCATGGCTTGGACTACTTGATTATAAAAGTGGCCCGACTGACCACCCTCATAGGTAGACTCGATAAAAACTATAGCACCCTGACCGGCGGTAGGCAAAGCTCCAGTAAGGATTTCTTCAGACCTAATAGGATCTTTAGCCGCAACTTTTCCCCACTCCGACACATGCAGTACCTGGCTCGTGCCACCACGAATTTTGACCTTGGATCTAATTTTCCATACCGGACTAAACACCAACTCGTTTAAGTTGCTGTTAACCACATCAACTGTGGCCTTTAAAGAATCGTCTAGCTGGTTAAAAGGCTGGATAACCTTTTCCCTCAACAAATCCTTTGCCGCCTCGTCATTATGAGACTGAATGTTAAACGTGCTGTTCTCGTGAGTTAGTACATAGTCTAGGCCAATAATGGCAATGAGGGTGGACATTCCAAGTTGCCTAGCCTTAAGTATAAGCACACGTTTGTGTCCCTCTAGGAATACCTCGTTAAGCACATCGCACTGAGCGTCATTCGGAACAAACTGGACCTCTACGCCTTCTTTGGTTATGCAGGTGTATAGGTTGCCTATTCGCCACACTGGATTGGCAAACGACTCCTCGCTAATTGGCTCGGCCATAATTTCCCGAACCTTTGCTATTCCTTCCCTATTCATTCTTTGGTGGAGGAAGTGGGATTCGCACCCACGTCTTCAGAAGTCTCCCCCTGAGTCGAATCTATGTTTCCCCCTCTAAATCTACTCTCGTACTTTTTAATGTCCTTGTAAAAAGGATCTTTAGGACGAAATATTTTATTATGAACCTTGTAAAGATTTTCCCAATAAGTATTTTTGCTCTCGTTTTCTTTATTGCTCATTGCTTTATCTTAGTCTTGCTTTTTGTTATTTCCCTTATTAGATAATCCATTAAGTAGGCTCCGGCCTCTTGGCCTTCCAGCCCCAAATACTCCAAGGCCCCAACCACAGCATGGTACGCTTCGTGAGCATATGTGTCTACGGTAGACCACTTCAACGCCTCTTTAACAAATATGCCTTGCACTATTCCCAGGTCAAGCCTAAAGCCAGCAGTGTTCTCGCAACTTTTTAAATTTCCAGCTTGCTCTTCTATTTCCTTTACACTAGCCCCCTCTTTTACCATAGCGTCAACGAACCCCCCATAGTCTTTGTTGCCACCCCAGACAATAAACGAACAGGGGTAGACATCAGGCTTTAATACAAGCTTAATCATCAACCTTGCACCACTCCAGCTTGTCCCACGGCTCATGCCTAACAGGTCCGTACAGATCACGCATCTCATCCTCTATTAGCGTTTCCCACAATTCTCGGGGCATAACTCTACGACCAGACCTCGGGTCTAAACCACCCTCCATATTTATTAAACGCTCAAGCAACGCATATCTGTCACTTTTCATAACGCCGCACATTATACCAGATAAACTTAACACTGTCAAGTAATAACTTAACTATTCCGATTTTAGTCTTGACAATTACCCCAATATGTACTATAATACGCAAGTGCGAGCGAAGAGAGACACGAGACGTGTTATATCGGAACGGAGTGGAGCTTGCGGAACGAGTACCGAACAATACGCAGTTATAAGCGTGGTTATATACAGAACATATGTAGCAACATATGTAAACACGACTATTTGTAAGCCGTTGAGTGTGTGAGTGATAGGTACCATATCGTCTCGCACCGATCAAATAGCCCCCCTCCCCCCGTCATCCACCCCCCCTGCTGCTATCATGGTGTGAGCATCTGCAGGGGGTCACCTGATAAGCTGTTGCCGTTGCCTGCTACCTGGTAAGGCTGCCATTGTTTGCTGCCCCCGGTAACGATTTTCGAAAAATAGATTTGACAGCGTTTTTCTGCCCCGTATAATTTAGGCATTTATGAAAAACACGACGACAACAAAAACGATCGCCGCCCTGGTAACGGGGCTGGTTTTGACCGCTGCCATCCTGGTAGCGTTTCAGGGGTTTTTATGGACCTCTTTTCTTATCGAGTTGCTGGACGACCACAGTCTAGCAGCGGCCGCCTTCTCCCCTTTGATGGCTATCTGGGCAATCCTGGTATGCGTTAACTTTCAAAGCCGCCCCCAAATGGCTGAGGTCAGAAGGGGGAGAGCATCGAGGGCGGTCTTCCTTATGGGCGGCCCTGGCAGCGGGAAAAGTTACGTTAGAAAGCGGGATATCCAGATTGAGACCGTTCTGGATTGCGACCGGATCAAGCGAACCTTGCCAGGATACGACCCCAAAAACCCAATGGCGGTTCATGAGGAAAGCCGGCAGCGGCTGCAGAAGCAATTTTTCGAGGCCATTGCTGGCACTCGGTCATTCGTCTATGACGGCACTGGCAGCAATGCGGCCAAATACCAGGCTTTGATGAGTCAGGCACGGCAGGCCGGTTTTAAGGTGGAAATTGTCATGGTTCGATGCTCCTTAGCTACCGCCCTGCAGCGGAACCAGGACAGAACCCGCACCGTGCCGGAATCAATTGTACGGTCGAAACATGCTACCATTGCTGCCTCATTCGAGGCCATCAGAGGGCAGGCTGATTTGGTCAGGATAATTGACAACGACTGAGTCGAAACGCTGAAAAGCGTCCTGTCAGGGTGGCTCCCTGGCAGCTGATGAGACAAGCCAAGTTAACGACAACAGAAAGAATACCAATGATCTCAATAGAAGACATCAAAAACAGCGGCCCAAAAACCATTGAATACGAGGGCAAAACCTACGAATTCACTCATTACCTGGGCGGTTTCGATTTCGATTGCAAAATTGTCAGAACGGGCGAACCGTGGCTTAGCCACCCTTATTCCGCTGATGAGCCTGTCGAATGGGTCATTGACGAGGATGGCTGCAGGTTTGGCATTAAAACGGATGCCTTTGATGGCTGGGCCTCTGAATTGTAACGTCGAAACCCCGCAAGGGGTCTTATCAGGGTGGCTCCCTGGTAACTGATGAGACAAGCCAAATTAACGACAAAACGACAAGATTATGAGACAGATTAAAAAAACCGAAACAATGATTAAAAAGCTCAGGGAGATCGACCCTAATTTGGAGATGAAAACCCAGGCCGAATTCTATGGAGATGACCGCCAGGGGATTTGGTTTACCGGCTACTCTTTCCTGGGGGAAGATTTGACCGGTCAATGGAAGATCAACAAAAATGGGTCAAACGACTTCGAAGATTGGGAGGTTTACCAGGTAGATTGCGTTTTAAACGAGAAGCTTGCATCCGTTTTGGAACAGCATGGTTGGTCGTATGATTTTTATGACAAGGAAACTGTTCTCGCTTTTTATAACGACCTTTAAAATCGAAACCCCCGAAAGGGGGTCTCATTAGGGTGGCTCCCTGGTGACTGATGAGATAAGCCAAGTTAACGACAACGAAAGGAAAAACACAATGAGCGGTTTAACAGAAAACACAACGGGCGAATTTATCGAAAATGATTTCGATGACGAATTCGATATTGAAGGGTTCGATCCAAATCCCATTGAGGGTCTCGGTTATTCTTTAGAGGGTGCGGCTGATGCGTTCATCGACGCTTTCGAAGAACTTTTGATCGAGTCGGGTCGATAATCGAAACCCCCGCAAGGGGGTCTCGCTGAGATGGCTACCAGCGACTGATGAGATAAGCCAAATTAACGACAACGAAAGGAGACAATACCAATGACCAGCACAGAACAAAAAATCGAATTCGCTTTTGTTCGACCGCAAGTGGTTGTACTTTGGAGCAACCCAGAAAATGCCGAGCCAGGAAACCCAGAGGGTCACACTTACGGAGAGAAATACTTCGTGATTGGTGAAGAGTCTGATGGATCTCGCATGGGTCACTTTAAACCTTACGATACCGAGGAAGAAGCTCAGAAACTTGCCGATCGAGTTAACGAGAAGCTAGTGATCAACGTTGAGCATTGGATAAGCGTTCCACCACGTTATGGTTCTCGCGCTTACGGAATCGAAGAGCCTCATATGGCCGCTCGTGAGAGATACGATGCTGAGCACGGTCTCGATTATTAAAGTCGAAACCCCCGCAAGGGGGTCCTGCCAGGGTAGCCTTCTGGTGGCTGATGAGACAGGCTAAATTAACGATAACGAAAGGAAAAGAAATGAACATTCTCGAAACAAAAACCTGGACTGGATTTACGATTAGGGAGCTGGCATTGCTAGGCCGCCTTCTCGGAAACGAAAGCGAAGTTGCAAAGCAAATTTTGCCGGAAGAAAGTTTCGATCCTGAAAAGGAGACCCTAAAAGAATTTGCTCGCAGAAGAGCAAAGCAGGCTGAGGAAATTGAAAAGGAAATTATTCGTCTAGGGAATAAAGCTTGACAATTGCCCGTTTTCTCTTATTAGACTAGTCAAAGATAACGAAAGGATACTAAATTATGGATTTAAAAATTTCAAAGCATCGACTAAGCGGGGGGTTCGATCCCCAGGCTTATAATTTTATCGAGGCTTTCGATCATCGCGTTATTTATGCCAGCGATGACGAAGATGGCGGGGGCGGGGACCCTATTGACCCACTGCCTCCATATCTGCAGCGGGCCGTTCAATCGGAAGGATATAGCATTGATCACTGCACCCATTGCGGGGCTGCCCTCAAGGCAGGGGCGGTTTTTGAACACGAGCCAAGCGGGGAGCATGTCGTTATAGGCAGCACCTGTGTTAACAGGCTCGAATTCGAGTCTGCGAGCGAGATAATCGCCGCTCACAAGGAAAACCGCCTTTATATCAGTGGTCTTCGAAAAGCCATGAGGCGGTCCTGGAGGTGGAAGCCGGTTATCAGTTTCCTGGAGGCTGCCTGCAATAACGAAGCAGTTGGAAGTTGGGAGCGGGGGATCGCGGAAGACATGCTTCGCAAACTGTCTAGGTATTTCAGCTTGAGCCGGAAGCAGATCGCTTTCGTTCGCAAAATAGTTGAGGAGTCTCCCGAGAAAGAGGCCAAGATTAAGGCTCGAAAAGAAGCGGATGAAGCAATGCGGAAAAATGCACCGGATTGGGAGAGCGGTCGCTACGAAATCGAGGGCAAAATATTGAGCCTTAAAAGCGTCGAAAGCGACTGGGGCAGGTCGTTGAAATGCCTTATTCAGCTCGATGACGGTCGTAAATGCTGGGGCACGGTCCCCTCTGGGGCTGCCGCCGAAAGGGGCGACCGGATTGAGATAAGGGCCACCTTTAGTCCCGCCCCTGATGATAGTAAGTTCGCTTTCTATAAGCGGCCAAAGCTTATTGACATAGTTGAAACCCCGTAAGGGGTCTTGCCAGGACGGTTACCTGGTAACTGATGAGACAAACCAAATTAATTTAAGATAACTATTGACAAACTTAAATTTTTCTGATTGGACTAGCATTCTATGAAAAAGTCAACGATCAATTCAGCAATCAAACACACCGGCCTAAAGGTCGAAGGTCGACGGGGAGCCGGATGCTTTCACTTCGTTGACGCCCAAAGCGGTTACAGCATTGACAATTCGACGGTTTGGGTTGCATATCTCAATCAGTTGACACTCGCCCAATGGGTCGAAGAAGCCGAAAGTGTTGAGCGATAATTCAAATCTATAACAGTATTATGCAGGAAATAAATTACACGAAAACCGGAGGGCAGTTCGGTCGCAAGCGAACTCTCCCCACTTTTATTATCGAGGAGTTTAAGACCCCCTCTGGGGTCACGAAGTTCAAAGTCACTGATGAGCGGAATCCCGAACAAGGTGCGTTGGGAGCGTTTTTCTCCGTCGAAGAAGCGGTCCAGATATTTAAGCCACTTGCAGACCGGCGAACTTTTTTGAATTAACTAGAAAAACGAAAGGATAAAGCAATGACTTATTATGTAACGGTGGAACGCGACAAGGAGCCTTGCCCCTTGCAAAAAGTGATAATGTTTACCGCTAGGTGCGAATCCCACAAGATATACTCGGGAGGATTTACTAGGGATCAAGCGGTTAAAACCGTCTATAGGAGAATTACGGAGGAAGTGGGAGACCCTGATCCGAAGCTTTTCGTAGAAAGAATTAAAACGTATTATTGAGTTTGCAAAAATAGCTATTGACATTTAGAGAAAACTCTGATTGAACCAAATAACAACGACAAATATATGAGAAAAACTGATCTATTCGAATACACCATAGGGCGAGACTTTCTGCCCTATCTGATAAACGGTGATGCTACGGGACTCAGCACTACGGAGTCCGAGGAAATTCTAGCCTTCGAAAATGAGGCTTTTGCTAGTGCGAAAAGGCAGGGAGCTGCCTCTGCCCACTGGGCTGAGCTAACTGAATGCACCGCCTGGAGAAAGTGTGAAGTTTCGGGATACTACGGAGAGTGTTCAGACATTGGTCTGATAATGCTCTTCCCCGAAGGAGGTCCCGTTTCGCCATTAATGGATTAACCCTTAACCCTAACGACAATATGACAACTGAAATAGAATTGGTTCTTTACCGGCCGCACACGACTGGCATAGCGACCCTTCTCAAAAACGAGGGCGGGCAGCTTGTCTGCCGGTATTCAGGGAAAACGGTTCCTGAACTTAAAGAAAAATACCTAGGAACTCAAATCTTTGAACTGAATGACGCGACAAACCAGGTAGTTGCAGCACAACGAGCGAAATATTGCAAAGACTGGGAGCTGTCCAGCCAGGACGAATTTGACGAACAGCTCAATGTCTTGCCGCCTCGATGCTGGCACACTCTCAACGGCGTTGAGTTCTTCTCAATGTCAGAGAGGCTCAGCGGAGAGATCACGGGATACTACGCCCATCACAAAGCAACGGATAAATTCTTTCGGGCGTACCGCTCGGTTTACGAAGATCCAGAAACCATAACCAACGAAGTTAGAGAAGCAGCAGAATGAAAAATATAACAAGACACAAGGGCAAGATAACCAACCTGAAAAGGCTCCCAAGCTCAAGGCACGGGAATCCCAGGTGGATAATGAAAATTGACGGCTGGACATGTAGAACGTTACCAGACAGCATGCATGCTTACGCCCTCAGCAGCAGCTCGGAGGGCCGTGAAGTCACCGCAGAGATAGGGACCTATTACGGGTCTCCCGCAATACACTCCCTCAAATTTGAACCGAAAGGAGACAAATGATTGATAACAGATAAAACCAAACCCTGCCCTGCACCTCAGAAGTGCGGGGTTTCGGGGTGTAACCACTAACGAACTAATAAAAAATGATTGATTGGATATTATTGTTAACCGCATTGATTGCGGTCGAGTCAGAAGGAAATCCTGGGGCGGTCGGAGACAACGGCCTAGCCTTTGGAATTCTCCAGTTGCATTCTGCCTATGTGCAGGATGCGGCTGAGTGGTCTGGGGAAAACTGGACGCACGAGGATGCGTTCGACCCCTTCAAGGCGGTGGAGATATTCGCTGCTTACGTGGAACGCTATTGCGGCAATTCCAGGCGGCCTAAGGGCATGTCTCGCGAAGAGTTCATTGCGAGAACCCACAACGGAGGCCCGCGAGGAGCCTACAAGGATTCAACTTTGCCCTACTGGGAGAAAGTTAAGAAAGAGTTTGACAACTAGCTTTTACTGGTTAAGGTAGAGGCATAATTCAAAAAATATATGACACAAACTGAAATAGCATTGTCTCAACTTGCCAGGGACATAAAAGACGCTAGGCAGGATATCGCCCTCAATGACGGGGGCAATTCGACCGACATGATTTTGTCGGTAGTCCAGAGGGACCTTAGACGGATACGAAACGAGCAGCTCCCCTTCGATTTGAAGGAAAGCTTCGAGAAGGGTAAAGATGCTGGTCGCTCTCAGGTCGAAGACCGCGAAGATGACAACGAAAGGCTGCACCGCACAATGGAGGCCAGGACAACCATCGGGACGTTTTTCGACGATCTCAGGGCCATCTATGAGCCAAAAGAAGGGAGTGGACCCACTCATGGATAGGTTCCTCGAAATGATAACGGCGGTCCTGCTGATAGCGGGGCTGCTGGGAATTACAATTGCAATTTTAATTAACCAAATTGGATAATGGATATAGAAAAAATGGATATAGAAAAAGAAACCGATATTGAAATTCTTTTGGGGGTCCCTCAAAAGATTTACAACCTAACGGTACAGTATCACCGAGACGAAGGAGACGTCATTCTCACCGGAGTGTGGCTGGACGGAAACGACCAGTGCATACAGGCTATTCTCAACGAGGGCGACCTCTGCACGATAGAAAGGTTTTTAAATGCCAATACCTGAAAACGCGAAGATTGAATCTGTGGAAGTCGAGGGGATTGACCCCTCTGATTATCCAGATTTCTGCGATGCTTACATTAGCTACGCAGAGATTGACGGCAAGCCAGCAAGCGACGAGGAGCTGGATGAATTAAACCAGGATAGTGATTTTGTTTACGGAGAAACGATAAAATGGATTTACTAGCTTCAGATATTCGGGAAATTTCAAGGCCACGAGACCCTGTGCTTATGAAAAAAATTGAGAATCTTTTGGATGGGTCCGATTTGGACCCGCCAGAGTGCGATGACATGGAGGAGATCGAAGATGCCTTAGAAGATTATGGATTCTATTCTTGACAGCTATTCGAGATTAGGTTATAATGGCCTGGTCGGCCTTAATTAAACTACAATTATAGTTAACTACAATTATGATTAATTGGCTTTGCCTTAGTTGTTAAATTATAAAAAGAGTTGTTGACAATACGCTATCATTAGTATATTTTGTCTCTCATAAATCTAAAATTAATAAATATGGAAACACGATATTGGAAAACAAACAAAAACCTTGGGCAGTTTTGCTGCAAGGTTGACGAAAACACAGCGGGGGCCGTCCGGTACGAGCACCCCATGATCCCTGGCGGGTTCAAGTGGCAGTTGCAAGTGCCTACGCTTGCGGGTCACATTGAGAGCCTGTACATGGACGATAGCCCGTATGGGCAGCAGCTTTGCATAGGGTTGCAGAACAGTGCAGGCGTTGACGTTTTGCAAGTGCCCACGCACAAGCAGAACAGCGACTGGCCCGTGGCTGAGTATGCTTACCTTGCTAAAAGGGTTATGAACTTTGACATTAACAGCATGCTTGAGCTGAAGATATGGAAGTTCAAACCGGAAGATTCAGATTACGATAAGCTTTTTATCATGCCCTACCAGGGTGGACGCAAGCCAGTTGCCGAAGCATTGACTAGGGACAAGCAGCCCAAGATTGACCCAGTTATTGTCGGGTCAAAAAAGGTTTGGGATACCGAGCCTCTTTTTAAGGCGTTGGAGGAACAGGTTGAGGCATTTATTGTCGCCAACAAAGGCAACCTTGAGGAAGCGAAAGCCAGCCGAGAGCCTACTGAAAACGAGAAAGCCGCTGCTCAATCAACAGATCCTTTGGCCGACTGCCCTTTCTAGTCGGTCTAGTTGTCGTTAAATGTCCTGCCCCCTTCGGGGGGCGGGGCTAAAATTAAGCTATGATTACAAAAAAACTTTTAGACTCACTCGTAGAGAACCATAACGGTCAAGATGACCAGAAGTGGAAGACCACTTTAGCCGTAAAGAAACGCAACGGGATCACAGAGGTGATTGGCGTATGTACCTACGGGAACCTTTATTTTGTCCAGCTAACCGAGAGCGGCAAGGCCCGAATCGACTGGATTAAGAAGAACCTAATTGGCGATCAGTATGCAGTCGATCAGCCCAGGCACTACCGAGTTACGGACTCAGTGCTAGACAAATTTAGACAGGAAACTATCGAATGGATTTCGTAAGACTGATAAACCCAACAGATGAGGAGGAGGTCGAGATCCTTGTGACGGTAATCGAGGAGGCTATCGAGAGGTGCTGCAGTGACGAGCAGATCCATGACATTGGTGACTACGTTGAACGAAGAATTGAAATTGAACTGGAGCCATTTGGCAGTGACGACTACCTGCTAGGCATAAGCGAATTACGATGAAAGCGACAATAAAAACAATACAAGGGCAGTGGGCAGATTGCCTAACTGAACAAGGAGATCGGGTCTTGATTAAGATGATTGACCCAGGCCAGCACAAGGTTGGCGACGAGGCTAATTGGTGGACCGAGTACACGGCAACCAAAGAGGACGGCACAATGGCCTACACAGAAGTCCCTGCTCCCGCTTATGTAGACCAGGATGGCAACAGACAGGAACCGCCAGAGCGTGGCTCTATGCCTGACACACAGTATATCATTGGGTTCCTGGAGGCGTTGGCTGTAAGCGTGTTCGAGGCGGCTAACATTGAGATGGACCTGGAGACGATTAAGATGCTGGCAGCGGAGAGGGCGGTTAAGAACATGGAGCGGGGGCAACTGTGACCGACGAGCAAATATGGAAATTTGCGATGGGTTGTTCCATCCGTAGGTATGCCCGAAAGCTGGGCAAGCCAACCGCTGAGGACCTTGCATCTGAGGCTTACGATGTATTTTGCAGAAGGACAGAGGGAACAGCCAAGAGAAATGCAGTGGGCTATGTAAAGATTTCTATCCCGCTTATATTGAAAGAACGGATTCTTAAGAGAATCCGAATCAGCAATAGGATCGAGTCGTCAGCAGAGGAAATTGCTGAGACGTTTCAAAATGACGCCAGCTATGACTCTGTTCAAGATTGCCTTGAGGCCCAGAGGAACAGAAAAAAAGCAAAGGCAAAACTGGTTGAAATCTGCAAAATGCTTTCAAACAAGGGGAAACAAGGGAAGCTTATTTCCAGCAGAATTAAGCTTGCTATGGACAATGAGATCTTTAATTTTTCGGAATTGGCTAGACACGTTGGAGTAAGTAAGCAGGCAATAGACAGTGGTTTGAGATACGCTAGGAAATTTTTATGAGCTATAGATACAACGACAAATTAGAATACTTGGAAGATCACGAGGTCCTTGTCGGGGCAATCGGCAAGATTATTGAGGTTTTGCCAGTAGATGAGGTTAGCATAACTGCCGTTATTAACGGCAAGATTATTAGGTGTGACTTGGAAAATGACGGGGGAGTCTCTGTCGCAGTGATTTCTGACAATGGCTAAGGTATTGGTAGTAGGGGACTTGCATTGCCCATTTACCCTCAAGAAATACTTGCGGTTCTGTAAAAACGTGGATCGCAAGATGGGCTGCAACCAAGTGGTGTTTATTGGAGACTGCGTCGATAATCATTATTCATCATATCATGAGACAGACCCCGATGGTTTCAGTGCAGGTGAGGAGCTAGACAGGGCGATCTCCGAGATCCAGAAATGGTACAAGGCGTTCCCCCAGGCACACGTTTGTATTGGCAACCACGACCGGCTGGTACACCGCAAGGCGTACAGTGCTGGCATATCCAAAAGGTGGGTCAGGGACTATAACGAAATGTTCGAGGCACCTGGTTGGAAATTCGTTGAGTCGGTCTGTATCGACAACGTGGTTTACTGTCACGGGGACGGGAAAAAGGCTATTCAGCGAGCCAAGCAAAATATGCAGAGCGTGGTCCAAGGTCACTGGCACTCAGAGTGCTACGTTCAGTGGCACACGGGAGCCAAGTGCAAAGTGTTTGGAATGCAAGTGGGCAACGGGATCGACAAAGACTCGTATGCAATGGCCTACGGTAAATATGGGCCTCACCCCGCTATCGGGTGCGGAGTAGTTGAGCATGGCAAAGTGGCGACCAACTTTTTAATGGAATTATGACACACGAACAACTAGAAGAATACATCCCCGTCCTGTTTGAGAGGATGGAGGCAATCCTGAAAGGGAAGAACCATGACTACACGTCCCTAAGTGGCGACGCATTTGCCAACTTTAGGCAGTCTGAGGAATTTGGGGTAGACCCATTAATAGCCCTTTGCATTCGCATGGGGGATAAATTTAAACGAATCCAGACATTCTGCAAGAATGGAGAGTTGATGGTTCAAAACGAAGCAGTGGATGACGCTTTCAAGGATCTAATTGGTTACTCGGTTTTGGCGTTGGCAATGTTGAGCGAAAGACAATATCCGTAAATATGTACACAAAAGAAAATATACCGCATGTAGTGAGAGAGTGCCGAGACTGGATGACAGGCGGCTCCGAGTTTACTAATGAGAGCATTGGCATTGTGGTGGGTGGACCTGCCCACGGCAATACTTGGCCCATTGACAGGGAGGAGCCTAACCGCGAATTTGGGCCAGCGACATACTACCTGACAGACTACGATTTCGAAGGGGAGAAGATAGCAGCATGGCGTTGCGACGGGCTTACCGACTTTGACGCCAAGGGCATGCTAATTGCCATGATATTCTCAGCAGTGGAAGCATTTACTGAAAGCCTATGAGTCACTTCTATACACAGCAAAAGAACGGCAAGGTGAAGCTGCTGAAGAGCATCGACACAATTGCCAAGGCACGAGGTCACGGCAACTGCGTTAAGAGCGTGACCACCGTCCTGTCACTGTTCCCTAGGCAACTGCGTGGCTTTGATATTAACGAATGGCGTGAGCGTAAGCTGGTCCACTTGGCTAGGGAGTTTCCCGAGGACACAGAGGACAAGCTTAGAGAAAGACTGTGGGGCTACCGCACCGACCTTGATGGAAGCGAAATAACCTCATCAGAGTTTGGGACAAAGCTACACGCAGAAATGGAGGAGGCGATTAACCAGCGTATGCTAGGGGCAGACTACCATAGCGAGTACCGCCACTTCTACCAGCCATTCCTTGTTTGGATAGACGCCCTTGGGATTTACCCTCAACTTGTGGAGCATTCGGTTATCGACACTGAACGCAGGGTGGCAGGCATGATCGATTTTATCGGAGAGCGTGACGACAAGCCAGTGCTGATGGACTTTAAGTTTCGTCAAGGAGATCCACGAAAGAAGAGCTACGAGACTGACTTGTGCCAGCTTGCGGTGGAGGCAGACATAATAGCCGAGGAGTGGGGCTTCGAGCTTTGCGACATTGACTGCTACAGTGTTATTTTCGACTGCGAGACTGCCCAGATGCACGTCAAGAAGTGGCCTCTGCACAAGGTCGAGTGGGGCATTGAGGCGTTTGACTATTTGAACGGAGCATACAATTTCTTTACTGGACTTTGAGCCTATCCCAACAACAACAAGAGGTATTTGACCTTATCAAGTCACGCAGGTGCAAGTTTGTCCGTCTCGATGGATCGGCTGGCACCGGCAAGAGCTACCTCATAGACGAGATCAGAAAATATGACACAGCAGTTTGCATCGTTGCCCCAACGGGCAGAGCCGCTTCCAATGTTCGAGGCGAGACTCTCTATAGAATGTTTGGCGTCCCGAGTGAGGGATCGCTTGACCCAGACGAGAGAGTCACTACACTCAGAGCAAAGCAAATCCAAACCAGATTCTTTGGACGCAAAAAGGATCGACTTCTACAAAGCATCTCTTGGATCGTAATCGAGGAGTACACTATGGTCAGGTGTGACCACATTGACTTCATCGACAAGGCAATGCGTAGGGCTACCGGAAACCCAGAGGCGTTTGGCGGCAAGCACGTACTCTTTGTCGGTGGTCCAGGGCAATTGCTGCCAGTGGCCGACGAGAAGGATACCAAGACCCTGCTGAGCTATAACTACCCTCCCCCATTTGGGTTGGAGCAGTCTAGGTTCTGGCGTGACAACGTGAACCACATACGGATTTGCAGCCTTAACCACATCTTCCGACAGTCCAATCCAATTGAGGCAAACATACTGGAGCGTGTAAAGATAGGCAAGCAGACTGACATAGACCTGCGACTAATAAACAGCAGGGTGGGAGAGCCTCACAACGCTGCCATGATCCTGACCCCATACCGCAAGAGAGCCAGCCAGATTAACGAGGCTAGGTTGTCTGAACTAAAGAGCAAGGAGTATGTGTTCGAGGGTACGCAGAAGGGCGAGATGGATGAGGTGAGAAACATGGACCGCACTCTAACTCTCAGGGAGGGATGCCGTGTCATCATCAAGAAGAACATTCGAAAGAAGATCAGGGGCGAGATGCAGCACGTTGTCAATGGGGACACTGGCACCTTCGTGGGCATGGACAAGTACCAGAGGCTGGTCATTATCAGGGACAGTGACAGCGACTACGTTTACATTGGGCAGGAAAAGGAAAGCAAGTTCAAGCACGAGATGGACGAGGACGGCAACATTGAGTCCAAAGAGGTTGCCTACTTTAAGCAGTACCCCGTGCGGCTAGGCTACGCCCTTACGGTACACGCCAGTCAGGGGCTAACTTTGCAGCGTGTCCACCTAGAGTTGCCTAATCGGGTTATGAAGGATTGGTTCGGGTTGCTCTATGTGGCAGTGAGCCGAGTCACCTCTTTATCTGGGCTTACGATTAATAGACCCTTGACACATGGGGACATATCATCTACAATTGAAAACTTTAAAGAACCAGATCAGCAGTATGAGTTCGCCAACTAAGGAACCAGAAGCAGGAACAGTAGAACTAGCCTATTTTGAGTTATCAAAAGCCATTAGGGGAATCCAGGCCGTAGACCCAGAGGCATACTCCCAAATGCCAGAGTTGTGGGACACTTGGAAAAGGGCAGAAATCGATTGCTTGCTATCAGTGTGGAGTGCTTTGCAAAAATATGAAGACAAAAATGATTAAAACTGACAACAATTATCCATTCAACATTCAAATTAACGGGAAGTTTTTTCAAGATTTAGAGGCCCTAATACTTTACGCAAAAAGCCAAGACCCATACCTTGATATGGGGGGCGACAAAGTATTGCATTCTAGCCCCGAGGGAAAACAGCAGAACGCCTTAAAAGCCGCCATACGCGAGGCAATAGAAGAGGAGCTAAAGCCCCTCAGAAAGAACTATGGCAAGCTTTATAACTTATGTCTGGACTATTTCGTGGGAGATGTATCAGGGCACCGGTTCAAAAAAGAACTAAGACCCCTGTTGGAAATATCTAAAGAGGAAGCATCAACCCTTTTTAAAAAACGGAGATTCAAATCTTGAAAAAACCTAAACCACACAATTCAGGTCAATGGACCGACGCTCGCAAACGTAGCTTTGTTATGTCTGCTTTGCGTGGTGCCAAGTGGCCGGTAAAATACGAAGCGATTAAGAATGCCTACGTCAAGGATGGGGTCAACCCTGCTACGGGACGCAAGTGCAAACTTCACAAGTGTGCCCAATGCGGAAACCTGTTTCCCCAAAAGGACATGGCCGCTGACCACGTTAATCCAGTGGTCCCCATTGAGGGATTTGTCGGAGAAACTTACTTGGGCTACAACTGGAATGAGCTAATCCAACGACTTTACTGCGAAATCGATGGCTTCCAGGCGTTGTGCAAGGGGTGCCACAAGCTTAAGTCAGCAGACGAAAGGGCGTTGCGGGACGCCACAAAGACATACCCGCCACCACACGACTGGTCACACGCACACGGCTAACTATCTTTTGCCAAATACAATGAAGGACAGCACCGCACTCGTATCGGTCAAGGCATATGTCCCTACGCTAAAATGAGAAATCCTGAAGCCACCAGTTGCTTTGGAGGAAATTGAAACGCCCCTGTTCCCAGCAGGAGCTGGGATACACACAGTGTAGTTAGTGTCTGGCATAGCAGTGGTAAAGCTTACATCGTAGATTCCAGTGCTTGTATAGGTTAGGCTGCAACCAAACGAAGCTGTTGTGGTCATAGACCCCGCACTAGCATCGAATGTAGCATGGGCCACTGCGGCAATTTCCTTATCAAAAGCAGAAGCCGATCCAGTTATGCGTTCGGTAAACTCTTCGGCAAAGGAAACAATCTTGTAGTTATCCCACTCCGCAGTAATCCCAGATCCACCAGTGAAGTTTCTAAACTCTGGAGCGTTCTCCGCTCTTCCAGTAGAAGGTTCGGTGCCCTTGAGGTAAAGCTCCTCAGAGGCTAGGAATGCGTTGTTTATGACATTGCCATAGCTGACGCCGCCTGAGATGCCCTCAAAGATGACCCCGAAGTCTGTGTTCCTGGTAAACGTATCGGAACTAAGGGCAGGAGAAAACGCAACTGTCGTAGTCAGAGACGTGTCATTAGTAATGACGTCAACTATTTTTGACTGACCATCAGCGTTAATAGTGTCACCGCTTTTTAACTCTGTAGTAAACTTGGTCCCACTGCCCGTAACGGTTGTGCCACTGCTGCTAATGGTGCCAGTCATAGTAGGCGTAGAGTTGCCCGTATTGTGACTGTCGTTTAGTTCAGTGTATATATTGTTTATGCTGTTGCCCGTGCTAGTCGGAGCAAAAACAATTCCAGCACCGCCATTCACCTCTGAGGTCACACGATCAATTGTGCAGCCCCTGTGTGGTCTAAAGTAAACTCCTGCACCCTTGGTGTGGTTAGAAGCATGTGAGTGGTCAAAGCCGCCGTCTAGTCCGTTATTAACCGCCCATAGGTTAGAAAACAATACCGCATTAACCTTATTGTTTGTTGTCCATCCTAGGTCTAACCCAGCAGCCCCAACGCTAATGCCACGACCGCCATTGTTTCTGGCTATTACGCTCTGAAACAACCCACTGTAGGCTCCATTGATGTACCATCCATCACCTTCACATTGACGGGCAATACAATTTGTGACGTAAGCCTGTTGCAGGCGAGCAGCATAGAATCCGTACTGAGCCTTGTCATTCCCGTTAAACGTGATGTTCTGGAAGCACACGCCGTATATGGTGTTTTCAAAAGCAGAGCTAGGTTCCGTACCTACGGCCTCAGCACTAATTGCAATAACCGCAGTGGTCGCTCCAGCAGAGCCATCATAAAAAATTTGACACTCCTTAGTACCGTCCCATGCAGGGCCACCTGTTTGCTGGGTCGCAACGTAAAGAGAAGGTTGGACAGACCCGATAAAGCCACAATTGCGATTGCGAATAGGGTCTAT